CTAGCAGTATAAGTGATGCCTCTCCAATTTGTTGCTTGGAATTGCTTTGGAGAAGTTGTAGCATCTGTGCCATCTACAAAGTCTAAGAATCGCATGCTTACTGGATTGGTAGAGCTATATGGTATAAAACCAAGATTTTCTAGCATACCGTCAGTGTCTACAAATTGTATTTCACCCCCTTCGGAGTGACTAATAATAAGTTTAGCTTGGTCTGTTACTTGGCAAGTAATATTAGGTACATCAGCAGCATTTATTGCATCAGCAATTATTTCTGCGTCGCTAACTGCTGATCCTGCTAATGTTGCAGAAACTGTAACCGGTGTTGAATAACCGCTATACGTAGCATCAGTGCTTGCTACTGTAAAGGTAAATGTCCCCGCGCCTGGATTTGTTGAAGTAATGGCATTTGTTGTTATCGTAGTTGCACCAGTTGCTGCTCTTTCATAAACTTTAAAATTAGGAGTCGCAGGTGTTGTGTTATCTACGTTCACTTTTGAATAAGTTACACCAGCTGCTAGATTAATGCCGCCGCCTGATATATCTAATGCTTCGAGAGCTGCTGCATTAGTGTCGTACACAAGTGCATCTACTTCGTCCCACAGCAAAGTTGCAGAATTCCATTTTTTAAGTATAACATTCATGCCACCATTAGGAGTACTTGTCTTTAACCATACACTACCGCTTGGTCTAGAATATGTGTCGTTTGTTTTCCATTCTGGCACAGTAACGTGTCTAGAAACTTGTGTTGTAGGCGGATAGTATGTACCTGCTACTAATCCTAGTTCTGTTAACTTTGTTGCGTCACCGCCTAATACTATAGGTCCACCTAGTGAACTGTCATCTGCTCCAGAACTTGTGCCATCGCTGTAAATTTCTAAGTACCCATCGCGGTTAGCTGCTGTTACGCCGTCTATTACAAGCGTATTAATATTAGCTGCAATTGTAGTTGTGTTTTCTTGATCTACACTCAAAACAGTACCATTAATGGTAATATTTGCAGCACCAGCAGTAAGTGTTGGATTTGCTTTGGATGATTTAATTGTAGCCCAGCTTTTAGTCCATGCAGCTGATCCTAATTCTACCCATGTACCACTATAATTTTTGTACCAATATCTATTAATATCTGTAACTGACACAACAGCATATGAACCAATTGCTCCTATAGAACCTTTAGGAGTATAATCTTCATTATCGTAATCAACTACATCATTTGTTCTATAAATTAATATAGGTGCTTTGTTAGTAAATGTTTGTGCATTAGTTGCTGGCTTAGCACTACCGTTCCATTCTTGAATACCAAATTTAGTTTCTGAAAGATCTAACCATAAAGAACCCTCTGGTGGAAAGGAGGTTGGAGGGAAAATACTAGGCTCTAGTTCAGTTAAATCTACATCTGCTCTTACAATAAAAGCTCTATTGCTTACACCTAAATAAGAATATGCAGCTTGTAAACCGTATTCATTTAGTTCTCCACCGTGTATTGGATTGTTGTTTTCGTCGACTTCAAATATCGGGTCACCGAAGAAGTCTGCAAGTTCTCTTTGTGAACTTATTAGATAAGGCTTACCTGCATTTTTGCTTAAGGTGCCTTGTGCAATGCCAGTATTAGAAGCATTTGCTTTATTCTCTCTACTAGCAACAAATATTAATGGTATTGTACCTGGTTCAGCTGGAGTGTAAAAGCTCTCGTCAATTACTTGGACCTGAACGCCTGGTGATACTAATCCTGCCATGTTTTTCTCTCCTAATGGGTTAAATATATTTATCAGGAATGAGAAAAAACTACAGCTAGATTAGTTAAATTGTAGATATGTAATTCATAACTGAATCTATTTGTTCACGAAGATAAATTAAATTATGGTTATTATCTATAGTAAAATCTGCCATTGTTTCGTTTAAGGTCATACTGTCAAATTTTTCAGTAGCTAATATTTCACTGCGATCAACCCATAAAGCATAATCATAAATTTTTTGTTCTTTCAAAGCATAAAACTCTCGTGCATTTCTAAGCCCGCAATAGATGTCGTATTCTTTAAAGATTTCAGTGCCTAATCTAGCTGGATTTTCTTTATTATAATTACTAATAAGATCATACCATTCTGCTCTATGATTGTGTCGGTCAGTATAACATTCTTCGTAATTAGAATAATTATATTTTTCTTTTAGTTGATCATATATAAAAAGTTTAGAACAAAACTCACTACTGCTAATAAAATTATAGCCGTAATTATTTTTTAAAATGTCACAAACAGTATCTTTGCCGTGTCTACCGTGACCAATAACAAGTAATTTCATAGTTTAATATATTATAAAAAACATCAAAAGTCAATAAAATTATCCTATGGTAAAGCCATATCCCACTCCGCCTGGCACTGCGGTAGAAACCTCTTTGTCTAATTTTTCCATCTCAGCAAGCGCTTCTGACTTTAGCTGACTACCGTTTAGACTTGTACCACCTTGAGGTCCTGCAATTGTAGCAAACTTTTCTCTAGCTTCGCCTAACATAAATTTAGCAGTTGCTAAAGTATAATCTTTAATCCATTGTTTAGCAAGATAATCTTCAAGAAGCTGTTCATCTGGTCTATAATTATAGCACATTAATAGTAAATTTTCTTGTGTTCGAGGACGTTGTAAGATTGTTAATTTTTTAGTTGCAGGGTTCCATTTAAATTCAATAAATGAACCAAACATTCTGCCTACTAGTTCTTGATATTGAGTGAAATAATTATATGTTGCTAAGCCACCTAAATTAGTACCACTCATCAAATATGTATTTGTATAAGCTAGGTTAAAAGGCTCAAATAATGTGCCGCCATCGCCGCCGCCGCTTCGCGAGCCTATGCTACGTCTAAAAATCTGTCTAACTTCTACAATTTCATTAGGCAATGTATATTCGTTTTGATCTTCTACTGTAGGCATAAAAAAATAAGATTCTTCTACACTATTATCAGATCTTTGTCTAAATTTAGTTAAAGCTTTATCTAGTGCAGTTTCGTAATGTACAGGGTCTAATTCTACATCAATCATTCCGCCACCTAATAAGGTGTACACGTAATCATATATTTCTTGCTTGGTAGTAGTTGCCATTGGTGATCTCCATTGTATTTATGTGAATAAATACTGTATGCCAAGAATAAGTTTATATAAACCCGAACGTGGACCCGACTATGAATTTCTAGATAGACAAATCTATGAAATGTTTACTGTTGGTGGTGTTGATATGTTTGTACATAAATTACTAGGTACAAAGATAAATTCAAATGATGAATTTCAAAACCCCAATGTAACCGACGAAGGTATTACAGATCCTTTGAACATTCAAGACGTTTTATTTTTAGAAAATCGTGATCGAAAATACGAAAAAGACATTTATAATATTAGATGTGTATTCAATTCAGCAGATATTGATTTTGACTTAAAACAATTTGGTTTATTTTTAACAAATGATACCTTATATTTGACTGTGCACATACGCAGTCTAATTAATACGCTAGGCAGAAAAATAATAAGTGGAGATGTTATAGAACTGCCTAATTTAAGGGATGAATATGCATTAGGTGATTCTGAATTTGCTATTAAGAGGTTTTATGTAGTAGAAGATGTAAGCAGAGCGTCTCAAGGTTTTACCCAAACGTGGTATCCGCATTTATATAGGCTTAAATTGAAAAAAATATATGATAGTCAAGAATATAAAGACATATTTAATATAGATCCAGACAGCGATGGCGACCCGTATCCTAGTATTGGAACAAATAGTGGTACCTCTACGTTTGACACTGAAATTGCAATTAATGACTTAGTTGTACAAGAAGCAGAAGAAAATGCATTACTAAGCGGTTATGACACAACACATTTCTTTACTGTTACTACAGATGAAAATGGAAACATTGAATTAATTGATACTAACAGTGATGGTGTTTTAGATACAATGTCACCTACACCTAAAAAATCTGGATATGCTGGATATCTTTTAGGTGATGGATTTCCGCCTAACGGTTCTCCTTTTGGTTTAGGAAAATATTTTCCTTTAAATAGTGAAGAAGGCGATTATTTTTTACGTACTGATTTTTTACCTCGAAGATTATTTAGATATAGTGAGGATAGATGGGAAGTGGTAGAAGACGAAGTTAGATTAACGCTTACAAATACAAATACTAGAAACACACAAAAAACTGGATTCATTAACAATACTAAAACAGATGTTATTGCAGGTGATGAAATAGAAGAGCGTCAAAGCTTAAGCAAAGCATTAAGGCCAAAGAGTGATTAAAAATGCAACATTTTTACGATAATCAAATACGTAGATATTTACTTCAGGTAATTAGACTAATGAGTAACTTTTACTGGAAAGACGGTGAAGGCGACGAGAGACAGATTCCTGTATCATATGGTGACATATCTAGGCAAGTTGCAAATCAAATTGCTCAAAACAGCGAAGCGTCTACGCCTAGTGTACCTAGAATGGCTGTTTATATAACAGGGTTAGCAATTGACAATAGCAGACGAGCTGATAGTTCATATGTTCATAAGTTACATATTAAAGAAAGAAGATATGATTCTGCAGGTAACGAGTATTTAGATCAAGAAGGTAAAAATTATACAGTAGAAAGATTAATGCCTACTCCTTATGTAATGACTGTAAACGTAGATATTTGGAGTAGTAACACAGATCAAAAATTGCAAATTTTGGAACAATTACTAGTTCTTTTTAATCCTAGTTTAGAAATACAGACAACAGATAATTATGTTGATTGGACTAGTTTAACTGTAGTAAACTTAACAAACGTCAATTGGTCTAATCGTTCAATACCAGTTGGTACAGATGATGATATAGATATTGCTCAACTGACTTTTGAAATACCTATTTTTATAAGTCCTCCAGCAAAAGTAAAAAGACTTGGTGTTATTACAAATATTATTTCGAGTATTTTTGTAGAAGAAACAGGAACAATTGCAGAAGGCTTAACAAAACCAGAACTAAATCAGTACCAAGACATAGATACAATCGGAATGGGGCAACAATTAAAATTAGACTTAGATGAAGACGGCAATGTTACAGAGATAACACAAAACTCTGGTTCACAAAAAGGCGAAGCTGATGCTGTAGTTGCAACTAATTATCAAGATTGTAGTGTAATTATATTAGACGGCAAGGCAGAATTAAAACGAGGTGAAGGATTACCGCCTGCATCTTGGGAAGGATACATTACTGCATTGCCATTTCAGTTTAAAGATTATGTCACAACATTAAAATTAAGAAGAGCTGATACTGGCTATGAAATTACAGGTAGTGTATCTGTTGATCCGTTAGACGAAACAAAACTTGACATTGATTTCGACATCGATAGTACACCTAGTGATACAATCATAGACGGACCTAATGGTCCGAGAAGTAATGTTGACTATGTAGTAAATCCTTACTCTTTTAATCCTACACCGTATCTTAGTTCAAAACCTAGGATATTAATATTAGAAGATATTAACACTAGCCAAAACGTTGGACAAGACGTGGGCGAAACTCCAGACAATTACAGATATGATGGCCCAGATGCTTGGAAGAACACCGCCGGCGAAGACACCTTAATTGCAAGTGCAGGTGATATAATTGAATGGTCGGGTTCTGAATGGTTAATTGTTTTTGATGCAAGCGAGCATGATAGTGGTATTGTGTACACAACCAATTTGAATACAGGTATTCAATACAAATATACAACAGAAGATCAGTATTGGACTAGAGCATTTGATGGTTTGTATCCAGCAGGAACATGGCGCTTAGATTACAACTGATATATACAATATGTCAAACATTAAATGTAGTGGTGCGTTTATCTACTGTATAAACACCGAACGATTTTTATTTCTATATAGGAAAAAAAGTAAAAATAGTAATGTATGGGGTTTAGTTGGCGGTACTAATGAAAAAGATGAGTCTTTAGGTAACGGCCTTTTACGTGAAATTCATGAAGAAATTGGCGAAGTTGATATAAAAAAAATTATACCTTTAGAAACTTTCTCTAGTAATGATAATAAATTTTTTTACTACACTTATATTTGTATTGTCGAAAATGAATTTATACCTAATCTAAACAGTGAACATTCAGGATATGCTTGGAGCAAATATAAAGATTGGCCACAACCTTTGCATAATGGTGTGAAAAAAACAATGAATAGCAATATAGTTAAAAATAAATTAAAAACAATTTTTGAAATTTACAAAGAAATGTAATCTAAAATTTTAACTTTTACAACGCCGTTGTCTTCTAGCCATTTAATAGCAGCTAATTTTACTTTTTCGTCTTGAGACTCTCTAAAAAAAGTACTATCGCTTAAGTGATCTAAATGATCAAATAATTGTTTTACAGCATCTCTATCTTTCAAACCACTTGATTTTATATTGTGTAGTATGTTCAAAACAAATGTGTTACCTTCTGTTGATTGCATACCAAGATTCATTTTTTCTCACTTATCAAAATTATGTAAAACATTCACAGGCTTACCTAAATCCGGAGCAGATGTAAATTTTATGTAATAGCCATCTGCATAAGGTGCATTAGGTCCTGTTAAACTACCGCTAGTGCTTTGTTCTAAAGTATAGTTTGTAGTAGCTATTTGAAAAACGTTTTCAACAAACACTAACACATTTTGAGCGGCAGCTGGTACAGGATAATCACTATCACCACTTGCTAAAGGACCAAATACGGTCTCAGTTGCGTCACCGTTTCCTAAATTTTGCTGCGTAATTGAAGTTGGCTCTTTAAAACGCATTTTTCTCAAAGCACCATTCTGGTAACATTCAAATTCGTTAGTATCTGTATTGTAACGAATATGACCTTCTGTATAGCTTGTAGTTGCATCGGCTGTTGAGCCTTTAGGAACAAGCATCATGTCAGTACTATCTAGTACAACTTGGCCATTTACGTCATAAATGACACCTTTGCCGCCTACAGCAGCTTGATTAGTGGTTTGACGCTTTAGATATCTCATCATACTTCCATATAACTCACAGTTGCTGATAAACCGTTACTCGATGCTGTGAAGGATACAATGTCGCCTTCGTCTAAAATTACCCTACTAAAATCCCAAACAAACGTATCTTGTCCATCTACAACTACTGTATTAGCTACTCTATTAACATTTGTATTTAAACTATCTCCACTAGGTATGAAATGCATATCAAAATTTTGTGAGGTACCGGTATTATTACATACAATTATATTTAATATTGCATATTTTTTTCCCGCTGGTACTGTAAGTACGTCTAGTTGTGCTACAGTTAGTTGGTTAGTTGCTATAGCCATTATTTCTCCTTAAAAAAGCATCGAATATAGTAATGCTTTATTTTTACTTATTAACTCTCCGGTATTTGCATTACTGTTTACAAAAAATAAACCAGAGCCATCTGCTGAACTAGGATCACTATATAGTTTAATTCCTTCGGACGGAGGATTTGAACTCGGCGCTATGGCATCTTCTGCCTGGAACGGTGCAGGAGTTATAATTAATCCGTCGTCAATTCTTACACTACCAGCGCCACTTGCACTTAATACTAAATCTTGGTTTGTGCTGTCATCATTAAGTGTTGTAATTTGGTTATCTTCAAACTTAAGATTATATATTTCTGTTCTATTTCTGAATATATTACCTATGTTACTTCCGTCTACAGTGATTATAAACTTGCTTTCTATAGCATTTGTATCAAAATCTTCTGCTACAAAACTAGTATCTGCGTCACTTATGCTGCTTGTAGCTGCTCCAGCAAGTCTAAAGTCCACATAATCACTTAGAGCTTTTGCATTTACTAATGCATCATTATCTACAGGTGTATTTGAATTTACAATGCCGCCAGGTGCATCATAACTTAACACGTTTTCTTCGTAGTCAGTAACACCGGTTACTGATACAATACCGTTTGTTGGTGTTAAAAAGATTGTACCATTATGATTAATACTATTGGTATTAATTGGTAAAATACTTGAATTAACATCTTTGAATACCCAACTACCATTACCAGGTGCACCACCGTTATAATAACTAGCAGTCATATCATATACTAGTCTAACGTTATCTAGTGTACCTCTATCTATTTCTAAACCTGATTCATTTAGTGTAATTCCTGCGGCAGTTTCGCCTTCATTTAGAGTAATAGTGTTGTCTGCAATAGTTGTATTAGTTGATTCAACCGTAGTAGTGTTGCCTTCCACAACTAAATTACCTCTTACAACGACTCTACCAGTAATACTAGGATTGGTTCCAGTGGTGTCAAGAGTTATTAATGCATTACCTGCATTAGCTCCTGCATGTTCGACAATTACTTTAAAGTCGTCATCGACTACTCGTATAACTCTTGACATTACTTAATCCTTTTTAGCTTTGACGTGGTAAAGCTACAGATAATACAGCATTTGGCACGTTTGCATCTTCGCTTGCGCTTGCGTCATACCCAATGTTGTAAATTGCATTTTCAGCACTAGCAACAGCAGCACCACCGCCAGAACCTTCTATTTGTACTGTTCTATTACGCAATTTTGTTACTTGATATGTAGTAGAATCAGAACCGATTGCATCAATTTTAAATTCGCCTGCTACAAGAGTTCCGTCTGCTTTGTTTACAAGTTTTAAAATTTCACCTGCGGTTGGATCAGCATTATCAGAATCCAGTCTTACCCAAAATTTTGAGTCACCTTTTTGCTTATAGATGTGAGCTGCTGTAGCTGCTTCTGATCCACCTGTAAAAAAGTGTCTGCTTACTGCAATACGGCCTGAGCCGTATCCTATTTTATCTTTGTTAATCGGACGTCCCATTGTTTTCTCCTTGTTGACGTTCTAGGTCTACGCTGCGGGAACAGCATAACTCTATAACATAGTATTTATCAACATAAGAGAAAAGGCATACTAGCCGAAACTAGTATGCCTTTGGTACACACCATGAAAAAGCTCGGTAATAACTAATGACAATGTCACTTGTTACAGGCGTTATCACCGACTGTAAAATCTGATAGGCTGGACTAAGGATTACCAGCAATCGCCTTTGTAGATCCTGTCTATAAAGCGAAGCCTAGCATCGGATAGTTACTTCCAAAATACGCATCTTCATGTCTCCATGCTCATGCGCTGCCACTACAGCTACTAGCCAAGTTACTGCCTCTACCAAGCAGCGTTTCCTTGCACTATCTAACTCGGACCGTCGTCTTCGTTATGTTTATATAATAGCATCGTATAAAACAAAGTCAACCAAAAAGTTTATTTTCTTCTAACATTTTTTCAACCCATAGCGGTACTGTTTCTGTTGCAGGTCCTTTAATTACCTGCGAAAAAGAACGATTAAAAGATGGATTAAGATTTATTTCAATAGTTTTTGCTTTTTGTAACTGTGCTGTAGCAGCGAAACCAGCAGCAGGATAAACTTCGCCGCTTGTGCCAATTGCCACAAATACATCTACTGTATCCATAATTTTTTTAATTTTTTCCATATGATATGGTACTTCGTTAAACCAAACTACATCAGGTCTACAGGTTTTTTTACCACAATTTTCACATTCATCTTCCAAGGTTTGTTCGTATTCTTCAAGCCATCTATGATTACATGAATTACATAAACCACTACGTAATTCGCCATGCATGTGAATAACTTCAGCACCAGTATTTCGTTCATGTAAATCATCTACATTTTGAGTAATGATTGTAACATTACCATTATACTCTTGCTGTAACTTTGCTAATGCAATATGAGCTGCATTAGGTTCAAAGTCTATTAGTTTCTTTCTTGCTAGATTATAAAAATTTAATACACGCTGCGGATCTTTTCTAAATCCGTTAGGTGTTGCTACGGCTTGTTGATCGTACTGATCCCAGAAACCATCGTTATCTCTGAAAGAACGAATGCCACTCTCAACAGAGATACCAGCTCCAGTTAGAATAACAATATTTTTTGATTGTGCTTTTCTCATATTCTTATTATACTACCATTTAAAGAAAATGCAACCAAAAAAATAGGGCCCGTAGGCCCTATTTGTAAGTGTAATTTAGACTTAGCTAAAGCTTACGTTACCGTCTGTAATAGCAACGTTAGCTAGATAGTCTGCTGCGTTACCTAGGGACGAAGCAGTGTTGTTAAGCTCAACATAGCCATAGCGTGTTAAGAAGCTTACTACTGGTTCGAATGTACCTGGGTCCAACACAACACCACTTGACATTAGCGGAATGTATGGGCAGTAGAACGCTGCTGCGTCTGATTCACTTGTACCTTTGTAACCAACTAGTACGTTAGCACTGTCTGCTGCGTAGCTGTTTACATATACCTTCATAGCGTTGTTTAGAGTACCAACTAGCTTTGTGTTAGTTGGAGCTTCGAAAGTACCTTCTGTTGTACGAGCAAACGCAGAAGTTGTAGCTGACTGAAGAATTGTTAGCGCAAATGGGCTAACAACTGCCCAGTTACCAGCGCCACGACGTGTACGCTGAGCAATTAGGTTAGCTGCACGGTTGATTTGAACAGCAAGTGCTGCGTGCTCGTCACCAACGAATGTAGCTGTACCAGAAACTGCTGCCTGGTCATAAGTTTCAACTGCACCACCAGCAAGTGTGCCTAGACTAGCTAGGATTTCTTGGTCAATTTCAGCAGTAATTTCTTGTGCTAGAGCAGCCATAATTTCTGCTTCAACATCAATACCGTGCTGTGACTGAGCATCTTGAGCAGCTTCAAAAGTCCAACGAGCTGATAGCTTACGTGATTTAGCTTCAACTGTCTGCTTTAAAATCTGAATGCTTAGTCTGTTACCAGCGGAACCTTCAAGTGCTGCTGTGCTTGCTGCGGTAGCATTTGTTGTGTCACCGGAGTAAGCTTCAGCAATCTTGAATGGGCTTAGAGCTTCTTCACCTGCTACTGCACCGCTTGCGCCTGTGCCAGCTGTGTCGCTGTAGCGTACACGTAGAGTATGAATTTGGCCAACTGGACCAGTCATTGGCTGTACGCCAACAAGCTCGTTTGCAATTACAGTTGGCATTACACGTCTAATTACTGGTAAAATTACACGGTTTAGTGTAGCAACGTTACCAGCAGATGTAGCACCTGCAGTTGCACTCTCTTTGAGATACTTGCGAGTATTTTCGAGAGTTGTTTCCATTACGGATTTTCTAGTGCCGGATAGGCCTTCAAGCAATGCACCTTTGGTGTCGTGCCAGCGACCTTCTAGTAGTTCTGACATAATTAATCTCTCCTTATTTTAAGCCTGCAAGACGTCGTAGTGCAATTACATTTTGATCGTCTGCTGTAGAACTATGTGTTTGAGTTTCTTTGTTGCCTGTTATTTCTTTGCCTTCAGTTAATTTTGCCTTTTTAGATACTGACTTAGAAGTGTCGCCATCTATCACAGTCGGTAAATATTTTTCAAATGCTGAATCTAAACGGTTAGTTTGAACAGACTCAAGTAAATCACTCATGATTTCCTTTTGTGATTTACTCAATGGAGCAATCAATTCTGCTACTTTATCTTTCCGTTGACTACTTTCTTTCAGAAGCTTGATTTCAGTATTCTTGCTTTCTGTTAGTTTTTTAGTCTTTTGAAGAAGCTTAGTTGCTTCTTTCAGCTTAGCCTTATTTTCTGCAATTACATTTAATAATCTTGCAGTTTCTGATTTTTTATTAACGTGACTATTTGTATATTCCTGTTGGAATGATTCAAATACTCTACGTCCAAAATCATTTTGTCGTGCTACAGTGATATCTTCTTTTAGCTGAGTAAGTTCAGACTTAAGAGACTCACTAACTGTTTTATTAACTAGTTTAGCACTTTGATTAATAAAGTCTTTTTTGACTTGATTAAATGCGTTTCTTGATTCACGCATTAATTTTACTTTAGTTTCAGCTAGATCTTTTTTATCTGTATAGAATTCAGATATTTCTTTTGTTAACGCTTCGATAACAAAATTTTCTAGTTTTTGGAACTTAGCTGCAACTGACTTTTGATCTTCATGTAGTTCACTAACTTCTGACTTAAGTTGTTCCATAATAAAGCGTTCTAACTTTGTAGAATGCTCACGTATTGCAACAGCATATTTTGCTTTTGCTTCTGCAAGTTGTTTACGGTCCTCTTGGAATTCAGTGATTTCGTCAGATAATGATTCGGTAAGCATTTTGTCAATAGATTCGACCATTGTCTGCTTGTCATGCTCATATTTACGTGCAAATTCTTCACGAAGTTCAGCAGTTACCTGCTTTTTGTTTTCGTCAATTTTTTTATTCCACGCTTCTTCTATGTCAGAACGAATCTCTTCCGAAACTACATTATTTTCAAATAATGTTTTTAGTGCATCCAACATATTATTCTCCTGTTATTGGAGACCACTGATTATGTTAACCAGCGATTCTTTTAGATATTTTTGTGCCTTTGGATCGTGCTTTACTTCTTTGCCTAATTGAAATGCCTTGTAACCGCCTCTTGCATTCATTAAATGTTCGTAAATTGGTGTAGGGTAAGCCGAAGGAGCACTAGGTTGTGCTACAATATCAACAGTTACTATTTCAAAATCGCTTACTTGTCCTGAACCGTCTTCTTTGACATTTCCTGAACCTCTACTTGAAACACCTAGTTTGACTCCGCTTTTTAGCATTGTTTCAACTAGGTTTCCCATTGGTGTAGGTAAAATTTTAAGTTTACCTAACCCGTTTGCGTCTTCACACCACATGCTCTCAATCATATGTGATACCCGATCAAGATTGATGTTAAGACCTTCGGGATGATCAACTTCACCGAGAACTGAATAGCCGCCTTTAATTTGCGCATTCATAGTTTCGACAGCTTTACTAATTTCATTTGCAGGGTAAACACGCTGGTTAGCGTTAGTTACGCCACCCTCTATGAAAATTCCCTTCATGTACAAATCTTTGCCATCATTTAATGACTCGACAACTATTTTAGCCTCGTCGTATGTAAGTGCTTCTGTTAAGTTGATCATCCCTGTTCCTTGCTTTCTTTTAGCTCAACATTGACTTTGCGCTGTCTGCTGAGTTGCTCGGCTTTGGTGCGTTTTTCATCGAATCAGCTGCTTTACCGCCTGGTACATTTACATTACCGGTGCTCATGTCTGAAACTTTAGCACCCGTGCCGCCTTTACCGCCGTCACCGCCGGATACTATGTTTGAACTAGTGCCGCCCATGTTGTTTGAACCAGCTACAGGCGAGTTAGTGTTTGTACCGTTATCGCCCATGTTAGCTGTTACTTTTTCGGTATATTCACGCATTAGTTGAGCTACAGACTTTTCACCTTCTGCTACAGGCTCGTCATCGTCGTCCATTGGCTCTTCGTCGTCCATTGGCTCTTCGTCGTCCATGTCATCCATGTCCATTTCTGGCTCTTCGTCGTCCATTGGCTCTTCGTCGTCCATGTCCATGTCATCCATGTCGCCTTCGTCGTCTATGTCGCCTTCGCCGTCCATATTAGCCATCATGCGTTCGAAATCATCTTTAAGAGCGTCTAGTTCAGCTTCTATATCACCAACTCGATCGTCTAGATCTTCGCCGTCCATTTCTTCAGCTCTCTCTTGTCCTGGTGCAAGATCAGCCATAAAATCATCAGTTTGATCTTCGCCTGGTGCTTCGTCAAACATGCCTTCTTCTTCTAGGTCCCAGTCTTCTTCAATGTCAAAATCTTCTTCAAGATCTTCATCTTCTTCTAGGTCCCAGTCTTCTTCAAGCTCGTCGCCTTCTTCAAGCTCATCGCCTTCTTCTAGATCTTCATCTTCTTCTAATTCTTCGTCATACATGTCACTTTCTAGTAGTGA